ACGTAAAATAAGTCGGAATTCAGATCTTGCTGTAAACATTCTATATGGCTCAAACAATTCCTTATTTATTAAATCATCTATCATTGTCCCAATGTACGAACTTTCTCTGTCTAAAATAAACGGCTCTTCCCCTTTAATTTTTAAAGCTGCATTGATTCCTGCGATAATTCCCTGTGCAGCAGCCTCTTCATAACCGCTTGTCCCGTTTAGCTGTCCAGCTAAATAAAGTCCTTTTACTTTACGGGTTTCAAGAGTGTAGTCAAGTTCGCTAGGGTCTACAATATCGTATTCCACTGCATAACCGTATCGCATTATATGAGCATTTTCAAGTCCATCAATTGTATTTACTATCTTTTGTTGCAAACTAGCGGGATAGCTTGTGGAAAGTCCACTTATGTAGACTTCCGCCGTGTCAAATCCTTCTGGTTCCAAAAATAAATGATGGCTGTCTTTATCATTAAATTTTACAACTTTATCTTCAATTGAAGGACAGTATCTTGGTCCTGTACTGCTTATACTTCCATTATACATCGGTGCTTTATCTAAATTATCAAGTGCTGCGTAATCGGTTTCAGTTACTCCAATTACAAGAGTTCCATCAATATCACTAGCCCTTACAACTTGTATCTTTAAATCCTCACTTGTTGCATCTACATCTTCATCCACACCAACATAGAAAGTTTTTGGTAATTTACCCCCAGGTGTACCAGATTGATACTTTTTATATTTTCCAGTAGCTGTATCATAAATTAACGCTTGTCCATACTTTATAACTTCACCTTGTGCCAATGTTACTGTTTTTCTTGGTATAAATTCATCCAGCACAATATCTTTCTTTTCATCTGTACCTAAAAATTTAACTCTATTTCTCATTGTTATTACTCCTTTACTTTAAATTATTTTAAGCCATTTCTAGCTTTATATCCTGCTATTTCATCGGCTATCATTTGCTGCTGTCTTGAGATACTATCATCATCGCTGCCAAATTCTAATGGTTTATGTCCGCCATAACTTGGTAAATTTTCAAATAACTTAGATAAAACATCACTTGATTTTACTGTTTGGCTATTACCATTTTCAGAAAATTCGATAACTCCGTTGTTATTAACAAAAGATTGTTTAACAAACTCTTCAATCCCTAATTTCTTTAAAGCAGGTGTTATTTTGTTAGAATTTTTTGACATAAATTCTTTTATTTCCTGTTCCCTTGCAAATTCCTTTTTAACTTCCTCCCTGATTTCATCTTCTGTTTTTTCAGGATCCTTGTCTTTTGGAATCTCAATTTTTTGTAATTCCTCTTTTGATAGTGTTTTTAACACTTCATTGACTGCCTTTATCTTATCTTCGCCGTCTGATTCCAATAATTTTTTCAATATTTCATCAAAATTCATTTCACCATTTCCTCCATCATTATTTTTATTATTACTAAATTCAATTATATTTTTTTGGTTAATCCAATCCATTTCAAAACCTTGTGAAAACTCACCGTTTACAAAACTTCCACTGTTGCTTACAGCAGGTTCTACTCCTACAGGCAACGCTCCTACACGTGTTATTTCTCCATTTTCTATTTCCACAGATAACCTATCTACTTTCCTGTCTTTAAACTCTCCTCTATTAAATATCTCGACATCGTTGGCGATTATTTCATCATCTTTTACAGAAATATTTTTAAACTTCCCAATAACAGGTATTTCATTTCTGAGCATTCCTAATTTTGTAAATTCACTTGTATGAAACGGGATTACATCCAATTCCTTTTTGTTATTTATAAGATTAGATAATTGCTCATTACTCCATTTCCCTTTTGTTCCATAATCCCCAGCTTTAAATAATACAAATGGCATTTTATTCCTCCTCTCTTTTAAAATTTCTATATAATAAAAAATTCGGCTGTTAACCGAACTTTAAATTTATATACATAATTACAAAAATAATTTCTTATTAACGAAATAATCATTAAGAATTTTTACTAAGTCCTCTCTATTTTTATCACTTACACCACTAAACTGACGCTTAGGAATAGTAACAGACTTAGCAAAATAATCTGTTCCACCAACTTTAAAATGCAAGACTTTAGCACTTTTAGGTGTTATCACTCCACCATTATCGTGTATTTTTGCATACTTGGCATTAGTAAATACCGAAACCGTATTGCCTTTTATTTCAGCCACTCCCAATGAACCTTTAAGCATTCCGGTATCACTAAGTGGCTTACCTTTTCTCAATTTCAAAGAAGTCCAAGCATTCCCTTGGTAATCTGTTCCAGTATCAAATCTTTTCCGCATTTCGTTTTCCATATAGAACGCCACTTCATCAAGCATTTCTTCTTTATTAATACTCCTCAATTTTTCCTTAAAACTTGTACTTACACTATCAAGATTGGTTGTTATGCTAATTCTCATAGTAGTTCCTTTCATAAAAAAATCACAGCTAAATTAATAACTGTGATTTGTTAATTGCATATTAAACTCTATTCAAGTAATGAACTCTTTTATCAAAAGATTAAAACCTAATATTTTAAAATAATTAAAATAAAAGTTTTGTTTTTTTAAACAGGGTTTAATATTAATTAAGAACTTCTATTTTATCATAATGTACATTCCAATGAACTTCATCTCTTATCTGAAATTCATATGTAACTGTACATGTAACAGAAAATTTTATTCCTTCGTATTCATGATCAACTTTAACTTGATCTCCATAACATTTAAAATTTTCCATGACTTTTTTAGGAAGTCCTGAATCAATTAAATCTTGTTGGACAACTTTAGGATCTTTATTAGTAAGTTCAGCTAAAGTTCCTACTGAATCAAAGCCTCGCATAATTCTTATACCTCCTTCCTCTGTTTTTGTTTCACCTTCTTCTGGCAAAACAGATTCAAAAAAATCAGCTCTCTTCTTTTCAAAAAGTTCTAACCCTTTTACCAAAGTGCTAGTCTTGCTTGATTTTATGATTTCAGACATTTTTTTTAATTTTTCGTTTTCACTCTTATTTAAAGTTATTTCAAGCCTTATGTTTCTTGGATTAGAACTTTTTGGTCTTCCTATTTTTTTCATTTTCCACCTACTTCCTACCCGTGAATATATTATATATTATCCCGTGTAAAAAGTCAAGAACTTTTTTTAAAAAATTATATTATTTTCTCAAAACAAATATTTTAGATAATAAAAAAACACAGAAATTTTATCTCCTGTGATTAATTTTATCGTTATTCATATGTGCATTCTTTCTCTTCTTCCTCTGTTAGAAATCCCTCACTACTAAACTCAAATATTTCAGCAATTATTGCTTCCGCTTTCTCTTTTGGTGTCATTTTATCAAATCTCGCATTTCTTTCTTGTCCTTGTTCTTCAGCTCTCTTTAAAGCCTCTTCCAAATCCTTTATAAATTTTTCTTTTGCCACTCTTTCCACGACCTTTCTATAAATTTACCTACTTTTCTTGAAATTTCTCGTGGTTTTGGATTATTTTTGTATTCACTCCATGCTTCAGCTATAAACTCCTCAACTTTTACAGTTGCATATTTGGAAAGATTTTTTGATATTACTGTTTTATTGGTTTCAAAATATTCTTTTACATCTTTGGATTTAGAAATACCCAGCAATTTATCAATTTGATGTCCAAACTCGTGATCAAAAAGAGATTTCAAAGTATCACAGCCAACAGGTTTCCATCCGTTAGCTACTTGCCTTTTTCTTTCAGCAATAACATTGTCATAATTATTATAATAATCTGAGTTCAATGATATTCCAGCGTATTTGTTTACTATTTTTATAATTTCATTTTCATCTGAATTATTTCCTAATTTAGCAACGTGAAAGGATTCTGCTGTTCGATTACTTTTTATATTCAATTTTCCTAAAACATAATCAAGCAATTCTTTAGTGTCTTTTGTCAATTTATTATTCTTAGCATAATTTTTTAATTCTGCTTCCAATAATTCATTTCTCTTTTGCATACTTCCAACAAATTTAATTTGCTCTGCAACTTCTGGATATTTATTTTTCATAGCTGCAAGCCCACGATTCCACTCATTAGCACAATGTACATCAATACCAGTATAGTCAGCTTTAACTCCTAATACTTTTTCAGCATAGTTGTTTGCTTCTTTTACTGTTTTTATTGAACCAATTATACTACTGTTGCCGTCTTTTTTCAATGGTTTAGTAAGTACAAAATCAGGAATATCATATTTATCGGCAAATGTATCTACTTTTTGTTTATAATTTTTTTCCAGCATTCCCAAATACTCATCATTTCCAACATTACCTGCAAAACTTCCTACATCTTGGTTAATATCACCATTACCCACAACTTCATTAGGATTTACCTCATCTGCTGTCAAAGATACTGTGTAACATCTACAATTGAATCCATTTGGTGGAAAATATTTATCAGCTTCAGGTGTTCCTATCTTAAATATTTTCCCATTCAGTTCCCTTGTATGTTCCTGTTCTCTGCCGTCCAATGTCCCACAATATTGATAATATGGATAACGTTCTTTGTATTTATCCATTTTCATATATATTCCAGCATTATAAGCGTGGTTCATATTAGTCCTAAATACTGTTTTTAAATATCCTTCGTTCAATGCCAAGCCACTTTGAGATAAAATGTTGTCCACGTCTTTTTTCCACTCTTTAAATGTTCCGCCGTTTTCAAGAGTATTTGACATTTGTTTAAAAATCTTTTCAGTAACATTTACATCTGTGACTTTTTTAATCCAAAAGTATTTTTGTCGTGCATACTCCATTTCATTCTCGATATCATTATACAAAGCAGGGTATTTTTTCAAGAAATTATCAAGTGCTGCATTTCTTGTTGTAGTCCTAGTATTTGAAAATTCCACAATTTCATTATCAATCATAACAGCGTTATCAAATCCCTGCATTGTTGACA